CGAGCGTCACCAGAGACCTCAGCGTTACCAGAGACCTCAGCGTTACCAGAGACCTCAGCGTCACCATAGACCCGAGCGTTACCAGAGACCCAAGCGTCACCAGAGTGACTCAAATTATCTTCTTTGCTGATAAACCCGCCTAGCTCTCCTGCTTCCACACTTCCGAAGCTAATTAAGGCTTTAATGCGAAATAGCTTCCAGCCCCAGAATGTGATGGTATCATAGACTACTAATTCATACTTTTTACTCATTTTTTTCACCCTTTCTTAAACGTCACAATCTTGTCCCCGCCAATCAGCTTCCCGCCTCTTGGCACGACTTCAAAAGACACATCCTTTGCTGACTTTCTAAGGTTTTCCAACTCGCTTTTGACGACCTCGATAGGCTTCTTGGCCAATCTGTTCTTGTAGACATTCCCAAGGCGCCAGTTGTTGCGCTCCCAGTCCAATATCAAACGTATTTGTTCACGATTTTGCATTACATTCCTCCTTTTGCTATAACTAAGCAAATATTTTGGTTTGCTGCCGACAGCTTTGTCGGTAGCTTTTTTATTTCGCTAGCAACCCAAGTGGTTTCTAAATAGCTGTTTTTTGCCAATTTCTGTGATACCAATCAATAACCGCATCCCGTGGATATTTCTCGCGCCTTCCTTCAATTCGCGGAAAATCCTTGTGACAGTTAAATCGCGAATCGAATGTTCCCGTATCTCTTGTGCCCAAAAGCATTTCAGAACATTGCGACTTGTTCAATTCCATCGGGAAGCGTCTTGTTTCATCGGTCACAATCGTCATGACCTTTAGCGTTCTGTCCATCAATCCAGCTTCAAACTGGTCTAATAATTGATTCATTAAGTCATTCATGATATAATCCTCTCGTAGAATATTTTGATTAGCGCCTGATTGCCGTCAGGTGCTTTTTTGTTTTATCTTAGTTCATCTATGCTGATTTCTAACGCATCAGCAATTTTGCATATGTTAGGCCAAGAAAGATATTTTACCTTTCCGCTTTTCAAATCCGAAAAGAAACTACGATTAACTCCAGCCATTTTAGATAACTGACTACCGTTTAAATTTCTTTCCTGCATGATTCTGTTTAATTGTTCCCACATTTTACACCTCCAACCACTATATATTGTTAAGAAAATATATTTAGATAACAATATGTTGTGTGTTTCTGCTATCTATGTTATAATCATTCTTGACTAGGACCTCTCACCGTTTTAGTCAAAATTTCAACAGAAAGGAGAATACTATGGAATTGATTATTAATACTGGAATCCCTGAAGATCAGGTAACAAAAGTTGTTCACGAAAAAGGTCCTGGACACAAATACGTTGAAACATTCTATCCAAATGGACTAGTAATCAATTATGACATGTTACCAGATGGAACAGTCAACGTTGATTGTAACAAACCGCTTCGTCTTGAACCAGATGGAACTTATACGCCAGTAATGGACTGACCTTTAATAGTAACCTTACCATTACTAAAGGCGATACTTGAACTATCTAATTTAATATTACATACCTTGATGTCAACACTGTTTACAGTTTGTCTTTCAAGGTTTTTTCTTTTCCCACTATACGGATATCGTTTTGGTCTCATGTTTACTCCTTTCACATTTTTACAAAATCCTAAATTTTAAATTTCTCTCTTTTATTTATTTAGAGGAGTAGGACTTGTTGTTAGTTAATATTTATTGTTATTTAATACTTGTTGTTATTTAATATTTATTAGTGCCTTATTTTACAGATTTGTAAAATACAGATTTGTAAAATACAGATTTGTAAATTAAGGAAATGTAACTACTAATCTGTGGATAACTTTTGTAAAGAATCCTCCAATCTCTGCAACATAATCTCAAATTGAAAATCCGTAATTTTGATATCTGAGAAGAATCTGAAAGTCTGAACTCCTCGCCCTCTGCCGAGGCTTTTTTTGACGGTCCGTAAATATCCAGCTTTTTCAATCTTTTTGAAATGTCTATCTACCATATCCCGCCCCACTCCTAGACGATTTGCGATTTCTTCTGGATAGACAATCCAGTTTTCTTTATTGCTGAGTACTACCATCAATATACCGATTGTTGCAGGTTCAAGATTTGGATCTCTCAGAAAATCATTTTTAACTGCTGTATAATCATCCGTTGCATTTCTGAAAGATTAGTTGAACATTCAAGTTTTTAAAGTCTGTCATACGCTCTCCCTTCTCCTTTCTAGCCACCCACGTTTCGTGGTCTTGAGTCCGAAAAAATTTCGCCAATATCTTTTTCTAAAATATCAGCGATCATAAACATTTCGTCTGATTTAAAAGTACTTTGCCCCTTTTCTTTCTGACGGTATGCCGTTTCAGAAATGCCAAGTTTTTGTGCTAATTCTTTTTGAGTAATGCCTTTTTCTTTTCTTAGTTGATAAAGATAAATTTGCACGTTCCTGCCTCCTTATTTTTCTATTTGTCCTGTCATTTCCAGATAGATTGCTCTAATCATTGACAAGCTCGGTTCTTAATTCAACTTCAATAATACTAAGTTGATCGATTGCTTCCTGCAATTCTTCGGCTTTTTTGATATTTCTTTACAGGCTTCCTTTAGTTTTTCGATACCCCGAAATTTCAATATTAAGCCGATATCCCATTGGTCTCATTTTGTTTCTCCTTTTTGATATAATATTTAATAAAAACGAGGTTTGCTATGTTAAGTATTGATACACAATTTGTAGATACAATCAGTAAAATACTATCTGATTATGTTTCACATTCTGAAATCACAAGGATGGGAGAAGTTTTAGGATATCCCCAAAACGACCAGAACTCTGGACTCAATAAACACTATAGAGTTCACAATATCATGTCTGATATACTCAACAAAACACAAGATAAATCTAATATCAAACTTGTAATTGAGTATATCTGCAATCCTTTGAGATACATCGATAAGGTTTCAGATTTCGAAAACTTAAGATTAGAACTAAATGTCGTTCTTTCCCTAAAAGGCCTTACTATATCAGATAATGGACATGTAGTTATTACTACTGCTTCAAAAACTTTAGTTGAGGCAAAGAAACGATTTGAATCACTTGATCATATGTTGAGAACATTAAATGTTCATCCAAATGTTTTAAAATTCTGCACCCAGGAACTCTTACAAGAAAATTATTTTCATGCTGTATTTGAAGCAAGTAAAGGAATCTTTCATCGCATTCGTTTGCTAACCGGTTCGTCTCTGGACTCAGCAAGTCTAATAGACCAATGTTTTAAAGTCAAAGAACCCATCATGATTATCAACGGAAACAAATTACAGACTCTCGACGAACAAAGTGAATATAAAGGATTGAAGAATTTACTTCTGACAATCGCACATCTTTATCGTAATTCCAAAGCTCATAAACTTAAATACTACAATCCAGATAGTGTTAATGATGCCTTAACTGCTTTAACTCTCATGTCCCTCGCTCACAATCTCCTTGACAACTGCACTAATACTAGGAGACTTGATTAGTAAATTATAAAATTCTATTGTCACCTCAGCTAATCTAATTGTTTCTTCATCTATGGGACTATTGTAGTCCTCAAGGTGATGAAGCCTTTTCGTCAACTGCTCTGATAAGTATTCTGTTTGCCTAAAGATAGATTTATGAAGATGAGTAATTGGTTTTAGCAACACGATTTCATCATAAGTTAATATTTTTTTAGCCTCCTCCTGAGTTACTTCTGATATTTTTTCTCTACCAGAAATATCAACATTAACATGCGGCTGTTCCATTATCGTTCCCCCTCGTCTCACTTTCCAGCGCCCTGAGTTCAATCTCATGGCTGACTTGTCTCAATAGCTTCTCACACGCTATTTTAGCTTCTCTGTACGTTGTGGATTCGCTGATGAAGTAATCAGCTAGTTCGATAATTTTATCTTCCATTCAACCTCCTATATCAGTCTTGAGACTGATGTAACCCCTCCAAAAATAATATATATTTATATTATCCTTAACAAGAAAGGAGCTGATGCAAATTGGCAAAATTTTTGAAGGGGACTGTGGTTCAGTGATTCAGTTTGGCTAGGTAACCAACACGTTTTTACTGATAGTGTGACTGCACGGAGCCTGTCGCTGACTATAAGAGAGACTGCAGCTCTGCTTATAGCGGGACTGACAGACAACTACCGAGCGGCACTCAAAGACTAGCCAAACCACGTTGATTGCAGTGCTGGACGCATGACCAGCGAAGTTTCAACCATTCGCTTTACACCGACTGTGAAACCTTATCAAAGTATGCAGGTCTTGATCTAGTGTAAAGTAGGTCAAGACCTTTTATTATTCAAGATCTCCCCCTCACCTCCTTTCAAATATGGTATAATCAAAATAAAAACGATCGGAGAAAAACATGTCTGAAAAAATTTGTTTTATTGTAACTGCTATCGGTGAATCTGGAACACCTACCAGAGAACGAGCTGACAACGTATATAGATATCTTATCGCTCCTGTTTGTGAAGAACTTGGTTATAGACCTGTTCGTGTTGATCACGTCAATGCGGTTGATAACATCAACGAAACAGTTATAAACTACCTCAAAACTGCCCCTATGGTCATAGCAGATATGACTGAACATAATCCTAACGCGTTTTATGAATTAGGTTTCAGGCAAGCCCGAGAACTCCCCCTTGTACCAATCATAAAGGTAGGAGAAAGACTTCCTTTCGATGTTATTACAACTCGTACCGTATTCTACGATACCGATGTGGCAAAAATTGAAGATTCTAAAGAAAATTTGAAATCTAAAATACTAAGTTTTGAAAACTTCAAAATGCCTGAGAGTCGTGCCGAAAGAAGTCTTACACTTGATGATCTCAATGACAATTTGACCAAAAAGCTAAACAAGATACTAAATCTGTTAGAAAAACAACAGTCTTATTCTTCTTTCACACCAATCAAAGATATAAAAGTAAAACCGTTTATATCCGAACATCAGTCATTGATTCAACAAGCTCAAGAAATGCTCAATCGGACACAGAACCATCCATTATTCCCCGAAGATAAGAAATAGCTAGCTCTTGCTGACTTTGAAGTTCAACAACCTCAGCGACTTTTTGATTTATAAGTCTAACCGTCCTCAATACTTCATTGAGGGCTGTTTTTTCTAGTTCATTCATCTTTCTTCTCCTTTCTCTTTTGTTCTTAGCTTTGTTATTTCCTTAAGCTTGATTATATTTTAGCACACGAATCGTGGGCTGTCAACACTTTTTTGATGAAAAAGTAAAAAAAGTTTTCTTTTCGTGGGTTTTGTGTTATACTTTACTTATAGAAAAACAAAAAGGACTCAATCATGAATAAAGAAGAAATTGCCATTATCATAGGCGAAAATATAAAGCAATATAGACTTCAAAATGGTTGGACTCAACAAGAATTGGGAGCTAAGATAGGAATAAGTAAAAACGCTATCGGGAATTATGAGAATGGCTTTAGATCTCCTAAAAAGGATACAATGTTTGACTTAGCGAATGCTTTTAACATTTCAATTGACGACCTTTTCCCTCCAATTCAAAAAGGCTCTTCTACCACTTCCCCAATCCAAACCATCTACGACCAGTTACACCAGCCAAGGCAAGCCAAAGTTCTGAACTATGCCGAGAGACAACTGAAAGAGCAGAGAAACGAAGAAGAAACGAAGATAAACGAAGTATCGGAAGTCGTTCAACTCTACAGCTACGACTATTACGACCATCCAGCTTCTGCAGGTACAGGGCAGTATTTGAATGATGTACGAGTTGAACAGATTGAGTTGCCAGTAGATGTAGATGCTGACTTTGTTATCCCAATCAAAGGGGACTCTATGGAGCCAGACTATCACGATGGCGACCTGGTATTCATTCAGACCAGCGTGGACTTGAATAACGGCGTTATAGGCGTATTCAACTATAACGGCGATGCCTATATCAAGCAGCTAGTGATTGACAAAGAACAAGCTTACCTACACAGCTTGAACCCTGCGTATAAGGATATGCCAATCACTCCAGAAACAGACTTCCGAATTATCGGCGAAGTCGTGGATTTGTATAGAGAGAAATAAAAAACCATCGCTAACGAAGCAATGGTTAAAGAAGAATACTTGAATTTAATTAGTTAAAAAATGTGCAACCACTGAACCACACTAAAAGCTGAGGAGGTTTATTTATGCAGCAAGAAAGCAAAGCTTTAGGCATTTTAGCTATTGTCTTCGGAGCAATTGCTCTGGTTGGATCGTGGATCCCTATTATTAACAATCTATCGTTTCTAATCGGTATCCTTGGTCTTGTACTTGGAGTTATCGGTCTTATTGTAAATCGAAAAAAACAAAAGACCTTGGCTATTGTTGGCTCTGTTATCTCTATTTTATCTCTCATAATCGTTATTGCTACTCAATCATTCTACTCTCGTGCAATCGATGAAGCTAGCAAATCTTATGAGTCTGCAGCAAGCTCTGCAAGCTCCTCTATCGAATCGTCACAAAAAGAAGAAGATGCAAAGTTCAATTGGACAAAAGAACAATTCGACGCTCTTAAAGAAGGTGACATTGCCAATAACGGCGCAGGCGGAACAAAATACGACGACGTTATCCGTGACCACGGCAAACCAACTGACGAAAATACCACTTCTTTTAGTGATCATGAAAGCAAAACAATCACATATACTTCTGCAGGAAGCAAATTTCAATCAGTTATTTTGACCTTTGCGAAGCAAGAAGACGGATCTTTTCTTCTGACAGTTAAAATTTCAAATGGATTAGAATAAAATAAAAATCCCCACACTCTCCGACGGCAATCTTGAGTGTGAGGATATGATTTAGGAAGAGTTTTATCGGTTAGCTGGTAGTTAATGAGGAAGGAAAAAATTATGGGAAGTAATAGAACAAATGAAGAAATAGCTGTCTACACTGCCACGATAATACAAGAACTAGAGGATTATCTTCATCTCCTTCAGAGAATGGACGATGAAGGGAATAAACGATCTGATAAAATAGCGCAGTGGATAGAGAATTGGGTAAAATACTTAAAGATAGAACAAGTTTTTAATCCGCGAAGTATTCAGGCTTTAAAAAGAGGAAGTATCGTTTATGCTGATTTTGGTTTCAATGTTGGTAGAGAATACGGAGGCCTTCATTATGCAATAGTTCTGAATAAAATAGATGCACGTTCAAACCATCTTCTTCATGTATTGCCTTTAACCTCTGTAAAAGAAACAACTGATATATCTAATTTGAAATATTTTCAACTTCCAATTGGCGACGAAGTATTTCAGTTATTAATAAATAAGGCTAATCGAAAAATCATAGAATTAACTGAATTGTATGATCGTGTTTCAAAAAAAGATGATGAATTGCACGAAAGAGCTGCAATGATTGAATCGTTAATCAAAGATAATGAAAAAACTTTTGAAATACTTGAAAACTTACTGAGTTATGATATAGACGATTCTTCTATTGAGCAAATACGAACTATCAATAAACAAATACGAACTATCAATAAAAATATAGAATTCGCAAGTGATCAGGTGGATAAAATACGACAGGAAGCAAAAGAAAATGCAATTTTACTTGCAGAACTCAAGGAGAAACTGAAGTATGCTAATAAATTTATCCTAAAAACACAAAATATGAACAAAGATAGCATCGTTCTATTGAATCAGGTTACAACAATTAGTAAAATGAGACTCCGTGATCCCAAAAATAATAATTCAATTTTGAATGGTATTGTACTTTCCGATGATACTATAGACAAAATAGATGAGGCACTGAAAAATATTTTTTAAAATTCGAGTATTTTTATTGACTTTTCTTAAAATTAGGGTTAGAATAGGATCATAAGGTCGCTTGACGACAAAATATATGATACTGTCCCAAGAGGACAATCCTAACCCTGCTCTTATGAGTAGGGTTTTTAGTTTATTAAAAAGCCCCACACTCGCCATCGCCAAACTTTGAGTGTGAGGATATCCAGTATAAGAAACAACCAATCAAAAGGTCGTTTTCTTGTACTCATTTTACCAAGAAATGAGGTGAAAAACAATGGCATACTTTAGAAAAAGGGATAATGGATGGGAATATCGTATTTCTTATAAAGGACCTGACGGCAAATATAAGCAGAAGTCAAAATCAGGCTTTAAGACAAAAAAACTAGCTCAAACTGCAGCAAGGGAGGTAGAGGATAACCTATCCGAAAATATCCTGACAGACAAAGATGTCACGCTTTATGATTTTGTCAAAACGTGGTCCGATGTTTACAAGCGACCACACGTCAAGGATAAGACCTGGGATACTTACACCAAAAACCTCAAGCACATCAAGACCTATTTTGGAGATTTGAAAGTAAAAGACATCACTCCGCTTTTTTATCAAAAACGCCTTAATGAATTTGGTGAGAAATACGCCCAAGAAACCCTCGAGAAATTCCACTATCAAATCAAAGGGGCTTTGAAAGTAGCAGTCAGGGAGCAAGTGATCAGCTACAACTTCGCTGAAGATGCCAAAGTTAAATCTCAGATAGAAACTAGGTCGGAGGATAACGACTTTTTAGAAGAGAGCGAATATAAGGATTTAATAGCCTCTACACGCTCAAATATACAGTACGTGTCCTATTTCACCCTCTATCTCCTTTCGGTCACTGGTATGCGTTTCTCTGAGGCTCTTGGGCTGACGTGGAATGATATAGACTTCGACAAAGGAATTATTGACATTAACAAGGGATTTGATTACTCGAAAACTCAAGATTTTGGAGATTTAAAAAATGAAAGTTCGAAAAGAAAAATCCCAATTGACAGAATCACGATCGAGACTTTAAAAACTTATAAACAGAAACACTGGCAAGCGAATATTAAAAACAGGGTGTGTTTTGGTGTTTCGAATTCAGCTTGTAACAAGCTTATTAAAAAACTGGTAGGTAGGCCTGTCAGAAACCACAGTCTAAGACATACTTACGCTTCTTACCTGATATTCAAAGGGATTGATATTGTGACCATATCAAAGCTATTAGGTCATGAAAGCCCAGATATAACCCTAAAGGTCTACTCGCACCAAATGGAAGCCTTGGCAGATAAAAACTTTGAGCAAATAAAAGAAATATTCCTGACCGCTTAAATTTGGGGCGAATTTGGGGCGAAACCCCCACAAAGCCCGATAAATCAATAGCTTTTAATCCGTCTACCGCCTTTTTTATCGGTTTAAATCCGACTTTATACTAACTAAAAGCCTGAAAAATCAGGCTTTTTTTGCTTGTTTTTTACGTCATTTGTCAAGTTTAATGAATTGCAATGATCCCAGAATGACCAGCTTTTATCTAAAATCTCAGGGCTGCTAACAAAAAAGAGCGGAAAATGCTTTCCGACTCCTTTTCATGCATTCAAAAATTATAATTCAGCAATTTGGCTGAGGTTGACTTCGGCCACCGTGTCATTTCCAAACATAGAGATAATCATCTTGACCTTATTATTGTCAATTTCCGTGATTTTACCAGTATAGTTAGCAAAGGCACCGTCAATGATGCGAACTGTATCGCCCACTTTGACATCCAAGTCAAACTCTTGAACCGTTTGTCCCATAGAAATCAGAATGCTGCGGATTTCTTCTTCCAAGAGCGGCGTTGGTTTCGAACGGTTTCCGTGTGAACCCACAAATCCAGTTACGTTTGGTGTATTCCGCACGACAAACCAAGCTTCGTCCGTCATGACCATCTCAACCAATACATAACCTGGGAAGCGGTTTTCTTCGACTTCCTTGCTCTTGCCGTTTTTCTCGACTTGCACGGTCTGAGTCGGAATTTCCACGCGCAGGATATTTTCCAGCATATTATAGGTCTGAGCACGTTGCAAGAGATTTTCCTTTACCTTATTTTCATAGCCTGAGTAGGTTTGCAGTACAAACCAGCCTTTATCAAAACTGTCCATGTTTTGTCCTTTCCTAAATAAAAAAGCCTAGGGCTTATGCTTGATATCTAGCCTTATTATACCATAAAATCTAAAATTACAAAGCATTTTGGTAAATATTTTACAGACAAATGAGAGTGGGACAGAAATCGGTAATTCGTTAGAATTCGATTTCGTCGTCCCACCTCCGCACAGTTGAGTAGGGCTGTAAA